GAGTAATCTAGCCCTAAAAATGTTGGATTAGCCACCTAAGACTCCTCTTTCTGCAAATTGTGATTGAACGTTAGTTGCAATTTCATTACCCATATCTCTAACTGCTTTACGCGTAGCTTCAGTAACATCACCTGTGACCTGTAGTGTTACAGTATTGTTGAGTTGTGAAGGACCTGAAGAATTCTTACTTCCTGCTTTACTAATCATAGAAGCTTGAAGGTCAGAGTTCATAACAGGTAAACTTCCACCTACTTCACCGCCTGTTGCAAACTTAGGAACATTACCTGAGTTAATTGCTTCAATTAGAGGCCCATACTTTTTCGTAGATTTAGCATTAATAACATATTCACCATTAGATAGATGAGCAAGGATAGAATCACTAGTACCCGTTCCGGGGCCGCTAACAGCACCACCAGTGGAAAAACCAGCAATAGACTTAGCAGCAGCAGCAGCCATTGCCGAGCCTAGTATTTCAGCAGCAATAGCAGCTTTAGCCATTGCAGAAGTTAAAGCATCTCCTGCAACTACACCAAGCACTTTAGAACCCGCTTCTTTAGTTGTAGCGACGGTAGAAGCAGTAGAGGCTACAGTTAATCCGAAGAACTCAAGAACTTGTGAAATAATACCACCAACGTAGTCTTTCATGCCATCTACAGCACCACCTATGCTTGTTGTGAATTGCTCAAGCGCTCCAGCAGCTTTTCCTTCTGGGGAATCTTCATCTTCACCAGCGCCAGTAACAAGACCACCAAGGCCACCAAGACCGCCACCTTCTTCGCCTGCGGGCATTAAGCCGCCCATCATACCTTCTACTATCCTAACAAAGTAAGGATTCATCTCAGTACCATCAGGTGCCATACCGCCAAGCATACCGCCAAGCATACTATCTGCACCTTTATCTGCACCAGGAAGAACAGCGGCGGCACTACCAAGAGTATCCGTTGCTGTTTCGCCTTCTTTTCCTCCAAACCCAAACACACCCTTAACGCTATCAACAGCGCCGCTAATCATCCCGCCAATACCGCCTTTTCCAGGGTCTTGAGCGCCTTTAGCTGAATCATCAGAACCGAAAATACCACCAAGGAAACCACCAAGGCCACCAGATTCACCCTCTTCTCCCTTCTTACCGAAGATCATATCGGTAATACCTTGAGAAGCGATGTCATTGAAAGTACTTAAGATTTGCTTACCTATGTTGTCAAAGATGTCACCGATGTCATTAGCGCCGTCAAAGATACCTTGTACTGTTTCTTGGAAAGAATCACGAATGGCTTCAGCAAGCTCATCTCCACGACCTAATACTTCGTTGAGACGCTCTGCTTCACGAGTGATAGCATTTAAACCAGCTTGAGCTTCTGTAAGTTGTTCAAAAGTAAATTGACCATCTTTGTTCTCTAAGATTCTAGTGAAACCTAATGCTTTATCACTTAGCTTAATAAGTTCTGCTTGTGCAAAGTCAGAGTACTTGCTAAATTGCTCTAAATCGACTTCTAAGCCAACAGACTCTAATCCGTCTACAGCGCCTGATTTGCCTCTGGTTTTCTGTTCTAAAGCAATGCTTTCAAGAATTAATGCTTGTTGAGCTGCAATTAACTCTTGTGCTCTTACTTTTAAATCTTCAGTAGAAGCCTTTGCTAAGTTGTCTTGAGCTTGTTCTAGGTTTTCTATTAAGTTAGTGTAGTTAGCCATGCCTTCAGTGCCTAACAACTGAAGATCTAATTTAGAGATTTCAAATCCAAACTTAGTTAAAACTTTAGAAAGTCTTGCAGGCAATGCTATACCTACAGCTGTCACTATTCCCTTATTAATAGCAGTAAGAAGATCTACACCGGCTTTAGCTAGTTCAGCACCTTTTAGTTCTCCGCTTGCAATAGCTGTTTGTAACTCAGCAATTCTTCTTGTAGTTTCAGCAGGTAACTCAATCTTAAACTCAGTAGTAACACGATTTAGCTTGTTAGCCGCTATATCAATCTCTTGAGAAATGTCTCGCCCTAAATTACCGAATCCTATATTTAAAGAGTCAGCTAGACCAGAAATAAAACCTTCGACGTCTAGTGCGCGTTTAAAAGGAGCAGGGTCTAGCAAAGCAGGAGCCGCATCAATAGCCGCTTTTATTGCGTCTTTAAAAGCGTCTTTAACATCAGTTGCTGTAGTAATCGCAGTTCCTGCACCTGATGCAGCTACTTCTTTTGTAGAAGTAACTAAGTCTTTAAAAAACTTTTTAGGATCATCAAAAAACTCTCCGATTCCAGAAAAGAAGTCTACAATAGTTTCAAACACGCTAGTGATAACAGTACCGGTTATTGTAATAACAGCAGATACAAGGTCACCTATGGCTCCAAAGATAGAACCAAAGAAGTTTAAAATAGGTTCAATAACAGAAACATAAATTGCTTGAGCTAATATAATTAAAGCCTTTTTAATAACAAGAAGACCTCTAACGAACAAAGATGGCAAGTTAACAACAAAGTTACCAATAGAATCAATAACCCTTGCTGAGAATAAAAATATTGCTTCTATAAATCCAGCTTCAAGATTCAGAATGTCTCTAGAGCCTTCATCGCCTTTTACAAAAGAAGCTCCTTGCTCTTGAACACTAGCATCTAACTCTCTTAACAAGCTTACTGTAGCCTTGTTTTGTTCTAAGACTTGACCTTGAAGTTTAGATATAGTAGATAAATCAGTGTTAGACATTAAATTAGCATCAAGCAAACTAGTTTGAATTCTAACTCCATCTGCAATAGATACTGCAAGAGTATTAAAGTCACTATCAGAAAGAGCATCAACACTAAAACCCTTACTAGCTAAGTCATCAAACGTAGAACGCAAACCATCATCTTGCTTGCCTAGCCCTTCACGAGCTCTACTGTCGGGCACATTCTGTTCACCGATAAGGTCACTAGTAAAGTCTTGTCTGTCGCCTCTGTCTATCGTATTATCTAGTAAACCAACAATCCCTAAAATTCTAGCTTGTGCATTATCTAATTGTCTGTCAAAAGAGTTACCTTCACCAAACAGGTAAAGACCTAGCAGACCTACAAGAGATATAGCGGCTACAATAGCAGCAATAGTTAAGAAAACAGGATGCAATAGTATAGAAGTCAAAGCTGTCATTACCAGAGAAACAGCCTTGGTTATACCTGAAGCAATTACAGCTAAACCTTTCTTGATTCCGCCGGTACCAAACATTGCCAGACCTAATAAACCACCTTCAAGTGCAAGAGCGGGAAGGCTAGTAAAGGGGGAGGAGGTAGCATCAGCCGCATCAGAAGCGAAAGCTCCGGTTGAGCTTAAAAGCAATGCAATACCACCAGCTCCAAATAGAGCCTTCCTAAGAAGACCACCGGGGCCAGCCATACTTGCGAACTTTCTCTTTATTGTAGAAGCTAGAGTCTGAGCAGCAGAAATACCAATACTTGTAGTAGTTTGCGCATTTACAATAGCTGAGCCTTTGCCATAAAACAAACTACCAAGAAAATTGCCTGCTGAACTATTAGCGAGTGCGGCTAATAAACCTGATAGTGTAGTCCCTACTACTGTTATGAACGAAGCCAAACCAGCTAAAATACTAGCAGCTCCGTTCTTTCCGTACAGCATAAGAGAAGTTAAACCGCCTGCGGCAGAAGTGCCCACAGAGGTTGCAGCTACTGTGCTGTAGAAAGAAGTCATCAAAGCAATTACGTTTGCGAAATAAGACTTTAAGAGTTTCATAGCTACAGCGCCTTTATCCGGACCTACAAGGCCGGTAATAACTGCACCTGCGCCTTCACTGATAAAGCTTAAGGATGCTAGTTTTACTGCTGCAAAGGTAACTATTTTGCCTATTGTGCTTGTTATAATCGCAACAGCAGCACTTCTTGAAGAGCCAAAGAATAAGCTAATTAGCAAGCCTCCAGCCGCTAGGCTACCTAGCCCTCCTACGAAGGTGTCTACTGTTTTAACTACGCCAGAAAGAAGCCCACCAATTAACGGTATTGAGTTTAAGAATCCTTCAATAAAACCACGACCTATTTGAGCAATAGCTTGTATTAAAGCAGGTATCTCAGCAATGATAGCAGCTGTGAATGCTCCAGCGGCTCTTCCTGCCTCAAATGCTACTTCTTGGAAGCTAGTGCCAAGGGTGCCTAATACTTTGTCAAACGCTTTAACTATTCCACTAGTTAAGGCGGTTCCGATAATGAATGCCTTAGCAGGTAAAGTAAGGGTGAACGCTGTGATTCCAAGTAACAATCCAATAGCTACCGCTTGCCCTATCTTGTCTTGTATAACTGTAAATCCAGAAACTAAATCATTTGCTAATCGCGCAAGAGATTCTTTAATACCATCAAAGGTCAATGACCCCATGTTTGTTAATGCGGAAGATAATGTGAACAGCACTGATAATGCTCTGCTAACAAAAGCAAGTAAAACCTTTATTGCTACAATTGATTGAGTACTAAGTGATTCGAAAGTAGAAGAAACACTATTAGCAAACTTTTTAACAATACCTTCACCTTTTGACAGGTTCTTAGCATAGTTGTTAACACCATCAACCATGTCAGGCCAGTAGGAATTACCTACAACTTTGTCGTAAACATCAAAGAAAAGATCTTTAACTGTATCTGTAAATTTGATTACAGATTTTAAGCCTTTTGATAATAAGTCTCCTCCAAAGTCAACTACTTCTTTTACTAAATCTTTTAAAGAGCTAGTGTCAACACTTGAGAACACAGATGTGATTTCATTTCCAAAGTGCTTTAAAGCTTTGCTGGTTTTAATAAAGCCGGTAGCAATACCGCTCATTGCAAGCTTTGTAATTCTTATAATACTTTCTAATGCGGCAGTAGTTTTAACTTCTAAGAAGTTGTATGCCATGCTTACAGAAATAATTGAATCTGTAAATCCAAATGACAGATATCTACCTAATCGTTGCAAAGGTCCAAGTTTTATGGATGCTGTAAAGTTTTCAATAGACAAAGCAAGTTTAGAGATAAAGAAACTTAAGCGTTCAGAAGGTGCGGCTAAGGTCTTAAAAGAAAAAGCAATTTCTTTTAGCTTTCCTAAAAAGAAATTAAGTGTGTTAATAAGGCTTATAGGGATTAATCGCTCAAACACAGCGACACCTAATGAACCCAATGCTTTACCTAAGTCACCAATAGCTCCTGCAACGTCTTTTACTCCAGATAAAAATAAAGAAAATCTGTTAACCATTATTTGAACAACAGCACCTATTCCTTCTGCTGAGCTGTTTAAGTTAATACCAAGGTTTCTAGCCGCTGCACTAATGCCTTGTGTTGCTCCAACAACTTGGTCTATCTCGTTAACAACTCTGCCTACTCCAATACCTAATACAGTTAAGCTCTGTGCAAAAGTTAAAGGAACTTTATTAAACTCTTCGTCAATAGCTTTACCTTGATCTTTCAAGGCATTAACAACAGCTTCAGCGGTTAATTTTCCTTCGTTAGCGAATGCTCTTAGCTCGCCAATAGTAATTCCCATGCCTCTAGCGATAGCTTGTGCTACAGCAGGGGTCTGCTCCATTACGGAGTTTAATTCTTGTCCACGTAGCGCACCAGCGGCTAGACCCTGACCTAACTGCACAATAGCAGAGTTAGCGGATTCAGCTGATGCACCAGAAATTGTGATAGCCTTAGAGATAGAACGTGTAACATCAATAACAGTCTTTTGCTCTATACCTAGTGATTTAGTAGCTCGTGCAATACGAGAATAAAGGTCAGCTACACCTTCTTGATTGGAACGAGTATCTACTGCAATCTTATTAAGTTGTTTAAATGCTTTTTGTTGTTCTTTAAGGCCGTCAGTAGCCAGCGCAATACGCGCTTCTAGTCTACGATAGGAATCAGTAAGGTTAGTTACAGCCTTTGCAGCGCCAATAGCAGCAAAAGCTCCGGCAGCACCAATTGCTAAACCTTTAATAGCTTTAGTGGCATTTTGTGTAGTCTTATTTATATTCTCAACTGACTTGTCTAGTTTGCGCAGGTCTATTTGCGCCTGTCTGGAGTCAGACCGTACTTGTAGCTCAATAGCCATTGTGTCTCTCCTATTATAAATTAAAAAAGCCCCAGACAGACGGATACCATTAAGGGCATCAGTGCCATCAGGGGCTGGGGTTTTAGCGTGTTACTTCAACTACGACCCCTTTAGGGACAAAGTATTTGAACACAGTAGACTCGATAAAACGAGCGGGTGCTTGTTTAGAGTTTCCCATATTCAAATCTTGTATATAGGGTACACTGTTTGTTAAGTATAACTGTTGAAACTTGGTACTAGAGATAAGAGGCAAGAACGAAGTAGTCCCGCCGCCTTCTCTTAATGTGTCTTTAAAATCACCTTTAACTGCAGAAAGATTCCAAGATGCCCTAGCGCGACCTGTGAGTACTGGGGTCTTTAACTGAAGTTCAGCTTGCGCTTGTAGAGCATTAATACGTAGCGCTTGATTCGTTAAACGAATAACTTCTTCATCTACTTCCTTTAGAGCTTGTTTACTGTTTAGTAATTTAATGCTTAACTTTGAGGCCATCTATTCTCTCCCTTTCTTTTGTAGCAGCAATTTCTATCTTTGCACCAAATATAGATTTTCTTAAAGACTGATTAGATTTCTCTTCATCAGACTTATCAGACTCCCACTTATCCATTTGAGCAATAGCTGGGAATATATCTTTGGCTTTAATTTTAGCGCCCTGAGATTGCATAATCATTGAGGCACGACTGTCTTCTCGCCAGCCAATGGGTCTTGCTTGTAAATACTTAGCCCACATAACTAACTCAGACTGAGGCATCTCATCTAATAACTGATACAT